GAGTTTGACGTAGAGCTGGACGCAGAATCCAAAGAGGAGATAATGCGCCTAGTTCTATCGTCGGACCACGACACAGCCAACGCACACTCAACAAAGATTGTCAGCATCAATGAAGAAACAAGCACTGTTCGCGATCTTTTTGCATGAAATGGAAGACGGCACTGTCTATGTCACATCGGATATTGTCGGCGAGGGTGACAATATCTTTGACATAGGCAGTGACATTCTCCAAAGCCTGAAACTCATGAGCCAGCTGGACGACAACGTCAACGTCGTCAAGCCGCAAATATCACAGTACTTTCAGTAAAGACTGGCCGAAGGCGAACGCGCCCATCCTCTGGCACGCGTCGTTCGCATCCTCTCCAAGCACAGGAGACATCCAATAAGGCCAGCCGATTTCCTTGGCAACCCTCTCCCCCGTACCGCTCGCATCGTTATCCGCAATCACAATGCCGCCATCCAAAGTGGCCGCCACCTTCTTCATGTTGCCCGCACTGAAGCACACATGAATCACATATCGTCTCTTGAACTTTTTAAGCGTGGTCTGCACAGACAAGGCCGTAGCGTATCCTTCGCACAGGATATTCACACCCTTGTTGTCGATCGTCAGAGTAGCACCGCTGGTGCGCTGGCCGTATAGAAACTTCTTGCCGCCGTCTTGGTCGATCAGTTGGCAACCAACCAAGTGCTGACCCACACGCATGGGAAGAACTAGGAACTGCTTACCCTCGTTCACCCAGATATATCCCTCGCCATCTGGGAATCCCTTGCGCTTGAGATAGTCGTGCCGCGCCAGCTGTGATTGACCAATGATGAAGGCCGCACGCTTTGCCGCCTCAGCTTGGTCACGCTTACGCTTATCCTCTGCCGCCTGCACATCACGGGCAATCTTGGCATGGTCAATCTTGACCGTCTCGTCTGGCCGCCACAATGAAATCTCTGTGTTGGTCGCATGGTTCTGCACGAAGGCATGATCACCCATGAACTTGACGGCACCGTTGCGCTTGTGCGGATGATCCTCGGTCGGGAACCTACGCCACACACCCAGCGGAGGCAGTCGATCAATCAAGATCCCATGAGCTTTGCAAAATGAGATCAGATCCATCAACGTTTCCTCTTAATCTGGCGGATGTACTTGCGGATACCGTCCTGCACAAACTTGGCAACCGCTTCGCTTGGCATGACTGGAGTATCGGACAATCCCCTCGGCCACACGCCGAACTTATCTTTATACACATGAGCTGCACGCCCGTTCGACCAGCCTTGTACTTTGACGTACCACTGGAGCATAGACCACCACTCTTGCTTACTTTCCCGCGACGCCATGGTTGCACCCAGCTCAACCATCTCACCCTCGACCTCGGCAATCTTGTTCTTACGCTCGCGCACATGACCGCAGTTCAGGCATGAGTCCAACCGCGGAGGGAAGTACGCCTCGCACTGTGGGCACTTGCATTCCTTCTTTTCTTTTTCGCTTGGCTCTGACTTGGCTTTCTCTTTGCCGTCGTCCAGCTCATGCACACCATTCTCGAACACCTCGTCCCAGTCTTCGCGGAACCGGAGATAGTTTCCCGAATGGTCCAGCCAGACCGCATACTCCTTGGATGGATGGCCGCGCATGATGCGTCCCATCTGTTGGATATGGGAAGACAATGACTTGGTGAATGGCCTAGCAGAGATGCCGATCTTCACGTCAGGCACATCGAATCCCTTGGTCAAGATGTCAGTGGCAATGAGTCCGTGAATTTCTGTGTCTGGCCTGCTGAAATCCTCGATGACCTCCTTCTTGAAGTCGTCGTCGTCACGGTAGCTGATGCTGATGAAGTTGAACCCAACCTTGGCAAACTCCTGAGACAAGTGGGCACCATGCTCAACACCAGCGCAGAACACAATGGTCTTCTCCGGCTTACCAAATATCTCGTTGGTCTTTGCCACCCATGTTGCAACGATATCACCCGTGATCTTGATGCCTCGCTCGGTGGTTTCTTTGGTTGACCACTCGCCCGCCACCTTCTTAGCGCCCTTCATGTCAATCTCTTTGGAGATAAACACACGCAGTGGCACAAGCACCTTCGAGTCGACAAGCTCCTTCGTCGTAATGGTTGAGATCACGTTCTCATACACACGACCCAGCCCCTTGGTGAATGGCGTAGCAGTCAAGCCAATGACGCGGATGTCAGGATTGTTCTTGATGAACTCGACGGTGGCCTCTCGCGTCTGATGCGCCTCGTCCACAATCATCAGGTTTAGCCCGGGGAATTCACCCCTTCGCTCCAACGTTTGGGCAGAGCAAACCTGTATGTTTTCATACGGCCGATCACGCCAGTGCCCAGACTGAAGCACGCCATGATCAATGTCATACTTGTCCAACCGCGCACTGGTCTGATCACAAAGGATGATCCGATCAACGATCATCGCACCCTTGTTCCCCTTCTTGTTTGTTGCTTCGAGCAAGGCAATAGCCATCTCTGTCTTGCCTGCTCCAGTTGGTGCGTAAAGGATCTGCCTTCTCAATCCAGACATGAATCCCTTGCGCAAAGCTTCCAACGTTGCCGACTGATACGGCCTTAGTTCTAGTCCCATAATTCCTCCACTGCCAGCACACAAGCCTGCTGGCTTAGGCTTTACTTACTTCTTGAGCTGCCTTTGCATGGCCGCGATCTGCTTCTTGAGCTGACCGTTCTCTGTCTGGTATGAGTTGCGGGTGATCTTGATTGCCTCAAGCTCCGCCTCAAGCACACGAATGCGCTCTCTCAATTCAGCAATGGTGGCCGCCGCTTGGTTGCGCTCGCCCTCTGTGCCACCCATCTGAGCAATGGAAAGCTTGTCCTTGAGTGACTCGTTCTCCGCGGCCAGTGACTCCAGCATCTCAGCTTGAGGGTCATAGCTAAACTCTGGCTCCTCCTTCTTGACTGGCAATGGCTCGGCCTTGTTGTTGATGGCTTCACTCGTAGCCTTACGCTCGAATGTTTTCTTTCCCATCTTGTACTTGACGGTGTCAGTCTGCACACCCAGCTCCGCCTTGATGCGACGAACATACTCAGCGGATACGCGACAAGCCTTGGCAATCTCTGCGTTGTTCCAGAACTGCCACTCGAAATCCTGCAACATATCGACCACGCACTTACGCTTGGTGGCATTGGATCTGTGCAATCCATTGTCGGCGTTAGCACCTTTGGAAAATAGGATGGCATCACGAAGCGTGCCTGTCACAACGTTGCAACCTATTGAAGTCTTGCCCAACTTCTTGGTGGCAAAGTAGCGATGGAATCCATCGGCAAGGTAGTACTCAAGGCCGTTGAAATACACGGTGACCTCGGGAAACTTATCCCCCGCGGCCATCGCTTCAGCGTAGGTGTTGATTGTGTCTTGGTCAATGATGTCCCGAGACTGCGTGCCTCCGTCGATGCGGATGGCATTGATGTTTAGGATTGTCATTTATTCCCCCTCATCATCCAACCCAACCTGAAGTAATGGAACTTGGTCTGAATGTTTGGATTGGTATAGCGCTTGCCATTCCACAATTCCGCAACGTCCTTGGCCTTTGATCGCATAAATAATTCAAAGGTCTCTCTGATCTGATCTGATTCTGATTTCATTCTCTGGTCTTCCAAAAGTTTACTTCGCGTTGATAGTGGCAGATCAAGTCTTCGAGCATCTCAATGTACTTGGTGTGCCACGCTAACTTGTCCTGCATTTCTTTGAGTGTCATCCCTTCCGTTGGGGTTTGCGTACTGCTGACCTGTTCGCCCAGCACGCCGCGCAATACCACTTCGTGTGGCTCATTTGTATCCCGCCCTCCGGCGCTCTCATCTCGTTGCATTTGTTGCACTCCTTAAGTTTATGTACTGGCTGACTTCCGCCGATTGATAATTGTTGTCTTACAAACCCATTCACTTCTTCATTCTCCTTACAAATATTGCAAATGATGCCGCCGTATCACCGAACGGCATCTTGTCGAACTCTTTCGCCACCTCCTCCAGCACGGTGTTTCTTTGGGACGAGGATACAAACACATCGTAGTGGTATGGCTGGCCATCCATGTCGCGCAGTATTTGCTTGCCAAGGTTGCTGTGCTTTTCCACCTCGTTAAAGGCTTCGTCCTCTTCTTGTGTCCAGTCAGTCATAGTTTTTGCTCCTTAGTTTGGCTTCAATCGCCCAAATTGCACCCTGTAAGGTGGCGTGTTTGTTAGCAATGAAGTCAACCTCCTCATCCGTCAGCCCAATCCATGTGCGCTGTGGTGGGGTGGTGTAAAGAGGTACTCTGTCTTCACCAGAGGTTTTGTAAATCGTGCCACACCCGACAGAATCAAAGTGGTCACGCACCTCATCAATCTTTACCCAACCCTCGACTGCGTTCCAGTATTCAAAAGGCTCCTGCTCTGGCTGTGCCAAGGCTTCTTTGATGGCGGTGATGGCGCTTTTTGCTTTGCTTATGTCGTTTTCCAAATCATGCTTAACTTGGAAATACTCGCTTGCGTAACTTCCCCATGAGTCAATCGCATCAGCCGCTTCTTCCAACGCCTCAAGCGCCAGCTTCAATGCTTCTTTAGTCATGCGTTTTTCTCCTTGAGTTTTTCTTCAATGGCTCTGGCAAAGACCATCTCATCAGGGTCTTTAGGCAAACACGCCCAAATCTCCTCATACGTCAGCCCTACCCATGTGCGCTGTGGTGGGGTGCTGTAAAGGGGAATCCGATAGTCGCCTTCAGCGCGGGCATGTTCGTGGGGGGTGATGCAGTCCGTAATCTCTCCGTTTCGGTCGCGGTATCCCCACGCCACAGGCCCATCCTTTGCTTCTAGTGCAGCTTTAATGGCAGTGATGGCTGATTCCATCTGCACTCGATTCCACATTGGTTTGTTTAGTGCATCCGTTAGCGCCTCCAATGCAAGGCTTAATGCTTCAGTCTGCGTCATGCTTGTCCTCATAAGGTACGCGCTTAAACACTGCTGGCAATGGTTCGCCAAGCGTTTCAACCCAACATATCTGACACCATTGACCTTCATGTCCCTTAATGTTGCTTGTAATTGCGTGCGGATGTTCGCCATGTTTTGGGCAAGTTACTACCCAAGTTTCGTATGAGCCAAGAAATGTTGCATTAGTCATGTGTTCTTCTCCTTAACCATAGGGACGCAGTATGTTGTTTCTGTTCCCCAAACGGTTGACTTCACTAAACGCGCTTCGCAAGACGCCTTATCGGGGAATTGAACCGCGTACTGCGGGACGCAGTTACGACCACACAGCATCACTACCAAAATCCATGTTGTCATGCTTGTCCCCTTGCTCGTATGGCGGCTTCAATTTCAATGCTTCCACCAAACATAGCAACAATGTCAATACACGCCTCACGCTCATGCTGTGCTACTAACTTGGCAAAGCGTTCAAGTTCATCGGTAACGATTACCCAAAAGCCATTTTGCTCAGGATCTACTCTGTCTTTGTCGCACGATGCTCTTAGCATCTCAATGATTTCATCTTGTGTCATTTGCTGTCCTTGGTCATGGCATCCAGTAAGGGTGTGCCGTACACATACTTCTCGGGCAGTGGCTCGATGTATTTATAGTCCCTTGGATCAACGACAGACATCTCCAAACCCTTCGGACCATTGACTGTAATCCTGATGAACCCTGTGCCGTAAATCACTGCGTTGTGATACGCCTGATCAAAGTAATCCACCCAATCTAAATCTTTGCTCATACCGTCTCCACTATTTGTCTTGCTCTTCTGTGCTTGATTGCTTCGTAAACAAACTTGATGCCCGACTCCAGCTCGCCGATCGTGCAAGTGTCCAGCTGTGCGTCATGCACATCCATGCCAATGTTCATGGCCTGCATCTCCAAGCCAGTGAATAGAAACTTGCCCTTCTCCACGCCGCGTCTGGCCATGTGGTAGATGGCATCCTGTGCCGCCTTGATCTCTGCCGCGTACTCTTTACCAAGGTCTGGATTGACGATGTACAAAGCCTCGGCCATGTTCATTGCCGCAATAAGAATGTCCACGCTCTGGCGATTGCCGTTGCCTTGCGTGATCTCAAGCAGCGCCTGATGGTTCTTAATCTTTAGGCTGACGGCTTCACCTGTATCACTGACCGGCTTGAATCCGTTGATCACCCATGCCACCGGATCAGAGAAGATCTTGCGGGGCTTGTACTTGCTACGCTTCTTCATGCTTGTCCCCTTGCTCGGATTGCTGATGCACAACAATCGCTGATTTTTGAATCAAAGTCCTCACACACCTTTGCACACGCCTCACGCTCATGCTCTTGAACTAACCAAGCAAAACGTTCAATGGCTGGGTCATACCAGTTGGTATCGTGGTTTGGATTGTGACTGGCAACTTTCCACATGTGTTCAATTTCTTGCCGTGTCATTTCTTCTCCTTGGTTTTAGCTGTTAGCAATTTGCATGATGCCCATCCGGAGTCGTAGCCATCTTTGAATCCCGCAGTCCAAGCGCGATCCCACGCCTGACACCACAGCTCGTAGTAGCCGCCATACAAGGGAAAGCCTTTGTCAAACAACCCATGTTTGACTAGGTTCTTTACATCCTTGCGTTTGATGAATGCTTCCCACGCCTTGTCTCGGGCTTTGTTGTAGATTGGTATGTCGTCAAGCAAACCTTTAGGCATTATTCTTCTCCTTGAGTTTGTCCCAGTGTTCGCCGTAAGTGTCCTCGGCCATAGCCCACTCCCATAGAGAACACCATGCGGCAAAATTATCTTTTTTGTTTGATGTCTGATAGTTTGCTTGTGCCCAATACAAATGCTCTGCCTTTTTTCTGGCGATGTAGCTTTCTCGAGTATCTGTTTTAAGTGGGATGCTCATATCGGTGCGTCCTCTTCGTTCTCAGGATTGAACTTCGGCTCTCGCTTGTCGTTCTTGTCCTTGGGGTTTGGAAATGGGGGGAACGGCCATGTCATGTGGTGCCCCTTGCTCGGATGGCTTCTGTAAGCATCAAGCCATTTGCTAATGTTTGCCCATGTGATTCAATAATCTTTGCACAAGCGTCACGCTCATGCTGTGCTACTAGATTGGCAAAGGATTCAAGAAATAGCGTCATACCTCGTGCGTGGTTTTCTGATATTCCAGCCTGTTTAGCCATCTCAATGATTTCATCTTGGGTCATGCTCCCCTCTCTTTCAGCATGGCGTCTGCAAAAGCATAAGCGGCTTGTGTTGTTTCTTTGACTGGTGGGATACCAGTTACCCATGCAGAAATAAGTCCGTGCATAGCCTTAGCTGCAAAGTAGTCACGCATGGTTAAGCCATGTTCGTTATCTGCCAAGTCGTAGTGCATGGCGGGAAATGCTGGTGGGTTTGTCATGCTTCCCTCGCTTTCAGCATTGCGTCTGCCATCTTGTAGGCGCGTGCGGAAACCCAAGCAAAATCATTTTCATGAACGCCGTCTGTCATGTCTGCGTACATAGCCTTAGCCGCAAAGTAGTCACGCAATGTCATGCCTAGATTCATTGTCGGGCAATCATTCAGGTCGCCACACCACGGAAATGCTCGTTCGTTCATACTTCCTCCTGAAGTGAAATGGGAATGTAAAAGCAAGCCTTGCTCTTGCTGTCCTTGACGTTGACCACGCCGTTGCCGCGCGTCTGCTCAGGGTGATCGACCCACCGCTTGCAGTTCTCGCACTTGTCGCTAAGGGTGACTGGCTTGCACCTTGTGTACTCGCTTAACAACGGAGTCATTTGGAAACCCCTTTGATTTCCTGCTCGATGTCTTCCATCACATCGTCACTCAGAAGGTCTGATATATCCACGCCCTCAACCAGCACGGCCGTAATGTCAAACGTTGCCGCATAGTCCGGCTCCATCTGAATACCATTGATGCGAAGCGCAGTGTCCTCTGGCTCGCACTCGTAGTAAACCGTGAACACACGCCCCTTGCCAGCGTCGTAAAACGTCCTCATCGCCTGCACTCCTTTGTAATAATGTGTGAGATTATACACTAAGTTACAGTTAATTGAGTAAGTAGAAACCCGCATAGCCGCTTTTGGCCATAGGTTCCCCAAGGGTGAGAAGCTCTCTCCCTCTCCCAGCGAAGCTCTCTTGTGGAGCTAGCCTAGAGTACGCAGAACGCAGCGATTCGTCGGTAGGGTGCTTGTTATCACCATGGTCACGCTACCTTGCCCAGTCCCTCGCTGACAGGCTGGACGGCTTTTATTCTGGGGGTGTGCCAGTGCCGGTGTTCTGTTCCGCGCCACCCATGCAGGTGCTTGCTATCGTGCGGAGTACGGCTACTGTGTGGAGGATGGGGTACGTAAACGGCTCCCCCGCCGGATGACTTCTCTACTTACGCTGTGAGCCATCAGACCAAAACTGATTGCCTTGCGGCTGGCTACGGGTCATCTATTTCAAACAAAAAAGGCCGCTTATAGCTACATTCCGGTTGCGACCTTGCCTAATATCTCTCCCACGAAAGCATTAGGTAAGGCGGAATATAGCCATAAACGGCCTAACTTTGTCACTCGCAACAGTAACGGTTCGGAATATATCAAACGCCACCGGAATTGTCAAGTACTTTTTAGAGAAGACTCAACTGATTCAACGCTACCTTCAGGCCAGCTAATCCGCCGACGCGCTCGTCGTTGATGAAGATCTGCGGCATCTGCTTGGCCTCTGGGTGTGCAAACATGAATGCTTCACGCACGCTCTTGTCGTCCATGTCGCACTCAATGAACTTCAGATCTCTGGACTTGAGAAGCTGTTTGGCCGCGACGCAGTTTGGGCAGCCTGACTTGGTGTAAATAAATATGTTCATAGTTGTATGTTGTTGGTGGCCATAACCGATTTCTTCAAGCGAGAGAACGAATCCGTTCGTCGGCACCCAAGGCGGGGTGAACTCAGTTTCACCAACACGACTGGAGACTGGTGAGGACTTATCAGAGGCGGTTCGGTTCCTCGAAGGAGGCGGTTCCCCGCTTGTGCCAGTCAATCCCCATGCGTGTTAGTTGTTGGTGGCTGGTACTGATCTCCAACTCTTCGATGCCTCGATTCTCGAACCGGATCAGGTCTGCTGCCGTGGCCACGGCCTGCCTGACGGAACGCATCAGTCTGCGCATTCACCAACACGACTGGAGACTGTTCCGGGCCTCCGGGAACCCCCAGAGGACAATCTCCATGCGTGTTAGTTGTTGGCCTGCGCTCATCTCAGTTTAAACAGTCGCACGAGCAAGCTTGATTTCTTCTGTTCCAACACGGCTGGAGACTGTTCCGGGCCTCCGGGTACCCCCAGAGGACAATCCCCATGCGTGTTGATCCCCGTCTTTCCGGAGTGCCAACATCTTTCCCTTTCAGGCTTTTCATGTCACGCGATGTCTTCGCGACCAACACGGCTGGGGACTAGGGTTACAACTGTTTGTGCAGCCTTTTAATCTCTGCCAGTACCTAATCCCCATGCGTGTTGCCCCTGAAAAAAGTGGCCCCAGTTACGAGGCCACAAAATCAACTTAAGGAGAACAAACACCCAGCCCTCTGGTTCCCCCTATATTAATCGCAAC